TATTATTCGTTACTTGACCAGATTCAACATTAGTTTCGGGTTGCTCAGGTTTGGTGTGTGCAACTTCACAATCCAATAAAGTGACATTCGTATCAACAATTGTTGAAATTAACTTAGCTGCTATATCAAAATCTTTACCTTGCTCAGTTGAATTGGCAATAGTTGTCATTGAATTGAGCAATTTTTTACCGTTTTCAATCATTTCAACTAAATTAGCAAGAACATATTTTCTCTGTTGTTCTAATGATGACAAACCCTTTTGTTTCGCTTCTAATTGCAAGAGCTCAACACTTTTGTCAGTATTTGTCAGGTCAACATCAAATAATTCAGACAGCGATTTATCAATTTTTGGAGTTATCATATAGTTGCACCCACATCAAAGTCAGTTGGACCACCGTCACGATCACCCCAAGATTCGTTAATTGTGTATATATCACCCGTATTAGCGTCAAATGGATCCACAACCGCGGTATATTTTGTTTGATTTAAATTGGTAATCACCTTTTTAATAACACTTGATGGTGCACCAGACTCAAAGTGGTTTTCTGGATCTGATGTTCCTAATATAGGGCCATAATAGTTCATCTGCAACGTGAATGAGTAAGTCGTGACAATATATCGGCGATCTTCAAAACCACCATCATATTGATCATCGATATTGACATCATTCATAATTAACGTACAGTCTTGCACAACATCTGGATTTTGCAAGACTTTAATTGATAAGTTTATATCGGGTGTAAAATATGGAACAATTTGTTCTAGAATTTGCAGATTATCTTCTTGAGTTCGTGTAAATGTATATAAATTAAATGATAAGTTATACGGAACCGGAGCATATTGATGAGCCGGAACACCGTTTTTAACAATAGATGATTTTTGAACCTTATTCAACTGCCTATTTGAATCGTATGCAAAACCTACAATCTCAAAACTCATGCGAGGCAGCGATATCTGAACATCTTCGCTCATATTAGGGTCTTGCTGCAATCTCACAATAAATTTTTCTTTATTGGCGTATGCTAGTGGAACATTTACAATCTTTTTCGTTATGCCAGCTGCATCTTTTGTCTGGATAAAAATATTTGAAAATAAACCAGCAAAGCCAACAACCATTTTTCGAGTTGTTCCCCAATAAAACGGAACTTTGGTTAGCATAATTATCTCAATTCATTAAAAGGGTCGTTTTCGGAGAACGACATAATATCTACAAATTCCTGTTTAATCACAGAATTTTCACCATACCCTAGCAAATCGTGATATGGTATTGCAACTTCATATTCATCATTCAGAATACTGCCACCATCTTCCCACATCAAAGCGCTACTGTCTTCCATGGTGATTGTGTTATTTAGTCGGTTAATATTTTGACCAAACACGCTATCAATTTCAGCTAAACCAGTATTAAAATTTTCATTATTGAGTTGAACCAATTCACAGCGGAGAGACCAAACATATTTCTTCTTTAATTGATAGAACCCTGGGTACTCATCTTCGACAAATTTGATCTCAAATAACGACTGAGAGAATGGTACATATATCAAATCACCTTCACACGGTCTCCATTTAATGTTTTGATTTCTGTCAGCTGGTAGAATAGGTACAACAGTTTCGGTAAAACGTTTTCGAGAAACGATGAACGATGCAGTGTCCCGAATTTCCATCCCGAATTTTGAAAGCATCTCGGATTCACCACCATAACCAGAGAAATTCTCGAGCCACATCTCGATGCTAGCATAATTATCAAAAGATGAAAGAACATCTTCCCCAAATATCTGGTCAAATCTATCAGATAATTTTCGTGGAATATAATAGTATTCCTGACCGGTCATTTGAATTGATTCAATAATCATACCTTCATACAAGTCTTGCTCTCCAGCATCACCTCTATTATGGGATGTGAAATAATTATTTAGCATGGTGTTAAGAAAACTTTCATTTCAGCATTACGTCGCAGAGATAACCCACGAATTTTTTGTCCTTGAGCTTTATCCCATTTCAAAAACTCCAACCCAACATCATTTCTATCATCACCGCGGTTTAATTTACGCAGAAGGGTGGATGACTTTAAATTACCTAGGCCGATATTAAAAGCTAGAGAAACTAATGCACCAAACTCATTATCATTGATATCACACTTAACCAATGAACAGACACCAATAGCAAATCGATCCAAATCACGATATTTCAAGGCAATTGCTTCTGCTTCTGTGATCGGTGGATATTTAGAAAGGTCTTCGTACTTGACTCGAGACAATAAATGCCCTACACCAATAGTTGGAAATCCAACCATATCGTGATATGGATAGATCAAACCATCAGAACCTCGCTTTGCCATACCCTCAAACTTAATGAGCATAGCGACAATCGCGTCAGGAACGCGTCTCACACCTGATTTAACAACCGGTATAGGTTTTACTTCAGGTTGTGAGAAAGGCGCGGTAAACACGTTTAAAACGGTTTGTAGCATTTTTTATCCCCCGCCAGATCGCCCGGTATTGGATGAACCACCAAAAGCTGACTTAACTACACGGCTACCAAACCAGTAAGAAACTGTGGATAACAGCAGAGCCCAGTCAGATTCAGTCCATGTTAGTGCCATAGCAGTTTGCCAAACCCCACCCGAATTCTTGATGGCTAGATCAAACATCGCCCATTTATAAACGAAGTAAAAACCTACAACTGAATATGTCACCGCTGGTCGAACCATACCAGTTACAAAATCTAAAAATGCAAACATATAGAAAACTGGTATTACAAATACCTTCGGCCAATCTTTAGCAGCATCTAAGATTTGAACACCAAACGATTGTTGTGGTTGGCGCAAAGTTTGCATCTCAGTAATATCAGCAGAAATATTCAATTCATCTACTTTATACAGATGCGCTTTTTCAGCATTATCAGCTTGCAATTTTAAAATCGAGAGTTCATGTGCATTGTCCTGCTTGGATCTGAAAATCTTAATTAACTCTGGTATAAATGGCCCAGCAAACCCTAGAATTGAAGCTAAAATTGTTAACATACGTTACTCCTTAATTATTTTACCCACGTAAAACTCAGATATTTTTTCAACAAATTTTGCACCAGAAAATGATGCTGCAATTACGATTGAAATTTGTGCCCACACAGAAAAACTATTGATTTGAGAAATTGCAACAGCCAAAACCCCCGCTAACCACGAACCTAGCATATGTGAAGATACAAACAGAGTTGGTCTCGGTAATGTACTATTTTCAGCCTTTTTCAACTCACTGTCGATACGAATTGTCAATGCAGTTAACCCAGATAAGGTTGAAATAATGCTCAATACTAGAACATGCATACCGGTGATGCCGATAAACGGGTCGACTGCACCTGTTACAACAGCGGCCGATACAGTGATCGGCCAAAGCATTGCAATGATGAGTTTAAGTACGACTAAGGTGTACCGTAGCGCCATGAATTTTTCCTATGTCTTGCAAATATATCTAGAACGGCCACGCAAGCTGCCACAACACCATCAAGCCACAATCGACCAACTAAAATAGAACCACCATAGGTTATTAAAAGTCCTGCAGATAAAGAAAACGATATTAGAGCCATTCCCATGTACACTAGATGTCTATACATGTATGCGTGTTTAAAATTATATTTATTGGGTAAAATATCGTTTACAAATGAGTCGAAGGTTGCAATGCAACATACAACAATCGCTGAATAGAAAAGTGCCATTGGTAAATCAGCTGAATACATTGCTTGTGAGTGTATCGACATTGGTTCAAATAATATTGATAGCACCGACAATAATATTGATAACGCAACGTATAATCTAGCAATAAAATACCGCTTTTCAATAAAATGCTTGGGTTCCCGGTCTACAGACCTTCTATTGTGTCTTTGTAGAGGTTTTGCGTGTGAATCATGAACGAGTGACATACTATTACCCTAGCAACCGATGTTTTCCAACTGGATGTGTGTGGTGCACATAATCCCAGCTATTTCTGTCTTCGCCAAATATTATTTTTTGATTTTGATAATCAATTTTAGAAATTGATGTTGTTTTGCCGTCTCTATCAACACATGACACCAACCCCACACGCTTTGACGGGATTTTATCTTTACCAAGCAAACCTCGACCAATATCAGATTGAGCAACAATGTGTAATTTTGGGTCATATTCAGCTTTTGTTATACGTCTAATCGAACCGTTTTCAACGATCGAAATAACATTTGTGCGTTTTGTTGAAGGTTTATTTGGGCTATTAATATATTTAATACCATCAACTAATTTTCTATCAACACGAACAAATTTATTTGTCGAAACTTCAAGTACACGCACGGTGTTTGTATTGGCATGCAGTTTATTAAATCCGAGTCGGCGTTGACCTTCTTTACTTTGTAACGCGACGAGTTCAACCCCACCTTTGTATTTTGTTTGATATTCATCAACTGAAACTTTTTTCTTCAAACCATCTACATCAACGCATAAAACTGATGTCCGACCACCATCAAATCCATCCTCAGGTTTTAAATTTAAAAATTGGTTGGATTTTACTATATTATAAAAATCTGAGAAAAAAAGGCAAAAATCTTTTATTTTATCAGTCTCAGCGATATCAAATTTTTTAACAAAAATATTTTCGACAAAATTCAAACCATGTAATTTGCAATGTTTAACCCAATGGACACC